TAAGCGCATGGGAGTCAATACTAAAGCCAGCGTAAGTAGTCTACGCAATACTGCTAAACATTCAACAGGCGAGAAGGCTCGTATGGCACACTGGTTGGCCAACATGAAGGCCGGCAGAGCCAAACATAACAAGTAAGAACACACTACCTTAGGGCCCTTATGGGTTACGTGTGGGCCGGCTGCTGGCCCGGGGAAATAGGAGTCGTGCCCGAAGTTCCCCGAAAGTGAGCATTTTTCTTTTGCATTTCAATAGACAACAGTATATAATTGTACTATCAACTAGGAGAACACATGAGTGATTATGATCGCACATTCAACGGCGAAGCAAAAGCCAAACTAACACAATTGATCAATGAAGGCATGCAGGTCATGCAAGAAATCGAAGACCTGAGTGCAGGACTCAGCGACACAGTTAAAGCAGTAGCAGAAGAATTGGAAATCAAACCAGGTACCTTAAAGAAGGCAATTAAAATTGCACACAAGGCCAAGCTGGGTGAGACCAATCGTGACCACGATGAACTCAACACTATTCTAGAAACCGTTGGGAAAACATTGTGATCAAGGGCCTCAATGACTAGACGACTCAACTATATTATAGTACCATTATTAACAACTAATCATTGAGGACATATTATGAACGATATATTGGCCAACATTTTCCAATGGATACGAGACGATTACCGTACACATCCCGTTCGGTTTTGTATTGAGATACTGGCTTGGGCCATTAGTATTGGATGCAGCATTACTATGGCTCTTACAGTACCTAATCCTCCTCTGCTGACCATGTACCCTATTTGGATTACTGGTTGCAGTCTCTATGCCTGGGCCGCTTGGACTCGCAAGAGCTTTGGAATGTTGGCCAACTATATCCTATTAGTAAGCATTGACAGTATTGGCCTAGTGCGAATGCTAACAGCGTAAATACATATAGTCTCGCCGGACTATAAACGGCATGTAGAGTCAGTATAGGCTTTAAACTATACAAGGAGTATTATGAACGAACCTAAATTCGTCACTTGTGACGATTGCCCTAATCCCAACGGCTGTATTACCCGTTGCGGCATACAAGAATACATGAACGAAAATAAAAATGTCGCAGAGCAGCGCGGCGAGACCCCAGAGCAACTTTGGGGAGACACTGAATGAGTTATGTTGACGCTCTCTATGACAGAGCAAAAGACCGCATTCACGTGGTTGAACGTGTAAACGGTGTTAGAGAATACCGTGACTATCCCGCAGAATATATATTCTACTACGATGACCCCAAGGGCAAATATCGTACTATCTTCGACACACCTGTTACCCGATTCAGTAGTCGTAGCAACAAAGAATATCACAAAGAACTAAAACTACAGAGCAACAAGCAGCATTGGGAAAGTGATATCAACCCAATCTTCCGCTGCCTTGAAAACAACTATCTGGGTGCAACGTCACCAAAACTGCAAACAGCATTTTTCGACATTGAGGTGGATTTCCACCCCGACAAAGGCTACGCTCCCACAACTGATCCCTTTAACAAGATCACTGCCTTCTCAGTCTACTTGGATTGGCTAGACAAACTGGTAACACTGGTATTGCCTCCCAAGACCTATAGCTGGGAAAGCGCACAAGAGATCTGTGATCGCTTTGATAACTGTTTCTTGTTTGAACGAGAAGAAGACATGTTGAATACATTCTTTGACTTGATCCAAGACGCAGACATTCTCTCAGGTTGGAACAGTGAAGGGTTTGATATTCCCTATACCGTAATGCGTACCATGCGGGTGTTGACCAAAGACGACACACGCCGACTGTGCTTGTGGAATCAGTTTCCCAAGCAGCGTGAGTTCGAACGCTTTGGTGCCACCAACATTACATTTGACCTTGTGGGCCGTGTGCATATGGACTATATGCAACTGTATCGCAAGTACACATACGAAGAACGACATAGTTATAGTTTGGACGCCATTGGCGAATACGAACTAGATGAGCGCAAAGTTGCCTATGAAGGCACGTTGGACCAATTGTACAACAAAGACTTTCCCAAGTTCATTGACTATAACAGACAAGATACCATGTTGTTGGCCAAGCTAGATAAGAAACTACGTTTCCTAGACCTGGCCAACGAAATTGCTCACGATAATACTGTGTTGTTACAGACCACAATGGGTGCGGTCGCTGTAACTGAGCAAGCTATCATTAATGAAGCACACGGGCGTGGTATGATTGTTCCTAACAGGAGAGGTCGTGATGAATCAGAAAGTACGCAAGCCGCAGGTGCCTATGTTGCTTATCCCAAACGGGGTATGCACGAATACATTGGCGCCATTGACATCAACAGTCTCTATCCCTCGGCTATTCGTGCCCTCAACATGGGACCAGAAACAATCGTTGGACAATTACGACAAACAATGACTGACAAGTACATCAGTGATAAAATGGCCGCAGGGTCTAGTTTTGCTGATGCGTGGGAAGGTTTGTTTGGTAGCCTAGAGTATACCGCAGTAATGGAGTGCCAGCAGGGCATTGACATCACCATCGATTGGGAAGAAAGCCGGCAGAGTACAACGCACACAGCCGCAGAGGTGTGGCGCATGATCTTTGAAAGCAATCAACCTTGGACCATCAGTGCCAATGGTACCATCTTCAAATATGACATGAAGGGTATTATTCCGGGCTTGTTGGAACGTTGGTACGCAGAACGTAAAGAGATGCAGGCCAAGAAGAAGGAAGCCACAGACAAAGAAGACATTGCATTCTGGGACAAGCGTCAGCTGGTTAAGAAAATTAACTTGAATAGTTTGTATGGCGCTATTTTGAATCCGGGTTGTAGGTTCTTTGACAAACGCATTGGCCAAAGTACTACACTGACAGGACGTACCATTGCCAAACACATGGACAGTCACGTCAATGAATGCCTAACTGGAGTATATGATCATGTGGGCGAAACTGTTATCTATGGTGATACTGACTCAGTTTACTTTAGTGCATATCCCGTGTTCAAGAAAGACATTGAAGCAGGACGCATGGAGTGGAACAAGGATGTGTGTATTGCACTCTACGATACTATTGCAGACAGTGTGAACGAGTCATTCCCGGGCTTTATGGAACGTGCTTGTCATTGTCCCCGTGAAATGGGAGCCATCATCAAAGGCGGTCGTGAACTGATTGCTGAGAAGGGCCTGTTCATCAAGAAGAAACGCTATGCTGTACTGATCTTTGATCTCGAAGGCAAACGACTGGATGTTGATGGTAAACCAGGCAAAGTCAAGGCCATGGGCTTGGATTTGAAGCGATCAGATACTCCTAAAGTCATGCAGGATTTCTTGAGTGAGATCTTATTGGATGTGCTGACAGGTGCAGAACGTGATGCCATCATTGCCAAGGTACGTGACTTTAAATTGGTATTCCAACAGTTGCCGGCGTGGGAGAAAGGTACACCTAAACGTGTCAACAACTTGACCAAGTACACAGCCGCAGAAGACAAAGAGGGCAAAGCCAACATGCCAGGACACGTTCGTGCAGCCATGAACTGGAACAGACTGCGCCAAATGCACAGCGACAACTACAGCGCCAAGATTATTGACGGTATGAAGACTATTGTGTGTAAACTCAAAGACAATCCCTTGGGCTATACCTCAGTCGGTTATCCCACAGACGAGTCTCGCATTCCGGCCTGGTTCAAGGAACTGCCATTTGATCAGGACAAGATGGAAACTGCCATTGTTGATCAAAAGGTAGAGAACTTGTTGGGTGTGTTGGATTGGGATATTGCTGCCAACACCAATACCAAATCGACCTTTGACAGTTTGTTCGTTTGGGAGTAATTGTGTCTATTACTGACTTGATCAATCTTAAACGAGCTCTTGCTGCCATTGGTGTGGATGCAGTGGTTAAAGAATTGGCCTACGTAAAAAATCAAGTCAGTCTAATCAGAACACAAGTTCCGGGTATGACTGACGAGGATCAGGCGCACATAGATTCTATGATTGCAAATTACAATGACCTAATAAATCGTACTGTGAAATCATTGGACACTAATCGTAGTAAGATTCGAGCGATTGAGCAAAAGATTACCGACCTATCGCATGACCTGTATGCCAAGAGCTACGAGTTAGAAAGTTGGTCTGTTGATCACGTTGAAATTGATACCGTTCGTAGCAACAGAGTTCTTCCACTAACACCTGAAATAGAACAAGCAGTACAGCAGCGTTTGGCTTTCTACACAAACTGGAAATATCCTGCCTTGGAATTGGGCTGTAGAGATGGAGAATGGACTCGTTATTTGGTTGCTGCTGACCCACTCTATGTAATGGATCGCTATCAAGGATTTCTGGACAACACCACTAGTCAGTTTCCTCCCGAGTATCAAAACAGACTAAGAAAATATCTGTTGGTCAATAACAATCTAAATACCTTACCACAAGGACAATTTGGTTTTATTTTCAGCTGGAACTTTTTCAATTACATGAGCCTTGATACCATTACACACCTGCTACCAAACATCTACGATCTTATGAGGCCCGGCGGAGTATTTCTATTCAGTTATAACGATGGTGATACCCCAACAGGTGCTGCAATGGCCAACAGTCAGTCGCAGACCTATTTGCCAAAAAGCATCTTGCTGCCCACTTGTCGCGCAGCAGGGTTCGAAATATTGGCCGAATATGATTACGAGACTCGTGCCCATTGGTTAGAAATCAAAAAGCCTGGTACGCTACACACAGTCAAAGCACACCAAGTATTGGGTAAAATAGAACGCAGGACTAGTTGACAGATCTAAATACAAACTGTTACAATCAACTATATAGGAGCACACATGCAAGATTATTTAAAAGACATCGTACAACACACAAACGGACTTGGCAGCATTGACTTGATCAAGATCATTGGCGACCAAAATCAAACGGTCATCACTGGCATTGCCGAAGACCGTAGTGTGGTCGTGAATGCAACATTCAAAAATCCACACCCGGACTTTATTGGTACTGTGGGATTGCCAAATCTAAACAAACTGAAAACAATCTTGAACATCGATGAATACAGCAAAGATGCCAAGATCACAGTGAACACACAAAAAGACGATGATGGCAACGATGTGCCTTGCGGTTTGCATTTTGAAAATGCCGCAGGCGACTTTAAAAACGACTATCGATATATGGCTGCTAGT